GGACCTGCAATGATTTTCATCGCGTCAGAAAATACGGGGGCCATTACCTTCAGCACTTTGCCGGCAGTATTGAATATGTTTGTCAAGACTGGGACAAATGCCTGGCCAACTTGCTGCATAAATGTTTTGAATGTATCCTGCAGACCTTGCCAAGCCTTCTGCATATCCTGAACACGTTTTGTCTGCTGGGCCTGCTTACTCTGATCCTGCAGCTTATTGTACCGATCTTGAGCGCTAGCAACAGAGCCCATAGCCCCAGCGACACTAGCCTGGGCAGAAGATAGCTGAGCCGCAGTTGCATTACCGCTTTGCTGGAGAGCACTTAGCCTTTGCTGCGCAGCTTGTAGTCTAAGTTGCGAAGCGATTACGCGATCGTGAGCCGCGCTCATCTGCTGACTAGAGACTTGCGCAGACTTACCGACATTTCCCATAAGAGCACCGGCAATACCAATACCAGCTAGACCAGTTCCCAAACCGCCTACGAGAAAGCCACTAATCTGCTGCGCGATGAACGGCAACGCAAGAGCCCCTATAATTCCGGCTGGAACTCCAACTGCCGGAGGGACAGCACCTACAGAACCTGCCGTACCACCGGGAAGCGACCTGATCAGGGCGTTAATCCCGCCAATGAATCCTCCACCAGCAGCCCCACCTCTACCCCTGCCACCTCCTCCGGGAGTGAGAAGCCTAATCAGGTCATCAATTGTATTCTTGCCACCTCCGCCTCCAGTCTGAGCAGCCGTAATCAACTTAAAGGCAGCGGCAGCCCTAAGCAGAGAAGTCCTGTCAATATCAGCCTTAATCTTAATCGTAAATGCGTCCCTAAGAACGAAATTGATCTTCCCACGAATAGAAGCGAGACTCTTGTCATCTATGTTAACCTTTATATTCTTTGGATCCTTCAAAGTCAAGGCAAAAGCTTTGTTGAATGCACTACCATATATCTTACCCAGCTCAGCGCCCGCTACTGTAGCAGCACTCCTAGCCTTAATAGTTGCCTTTGCTACGGCCGTACCAATATCTAGGTTATCCGTCAGGCCACGCGTGATTTCCTTACCGAGCGTATCCCCCGTACTCTTGGCCGCAGGTTTCGCCTCGATGCCGGCCTTGGTAACCATACTGCCCAATTTCATTTCGGACAGCATACCCTTGGCGATCTCCTTGCCCATCTCCCGGCCGATACGATTGGCAGCAGGTACTAGCTCCGCGCGGAGTTTGTCGTTAAAAATCCACGTAGATCGGGCACAACGCCAACGGACACACTACCAACCCAGATCTCACCAGCCATCTCGCATCACCTCCCCTTACCCATCATCCTGTCGAGGAATGCCTGTGCCTCTTCCTCGCTCATCCCGCGCAGGCGCGGGTCAATTTTCTGGGCTGCCGAGAGCGACATGATCTTACCGCGACGGCCGGTAATGCCCGGACGCCGGATAGGCTCAGGCTTCGGTACGTTCCCATCGGAATGCACAGATGCGTACATCCAGTTTGCGTACCGGATCTCATCTATGAGAGAAGCCAGCATAGACTCGATAGTGCTCCACTGTGCGCGGGCGGGGTCGGACTGATACTGGGCCTTGGCAAGTTCAGAATCTGACTTGTCATTCCGTATCGCAGTAGACATAGCGCTCTCCGACGGAAGATGATTGAGCAGGACAAGCAGCCTACGCCAGCTCAGGCTCCCACCTGGCCTAAACAGGTCGCGGAAGTCTATGCCGTAATAGAGCTGTAGATCTGCTTCTATCTCTTCCGGGTAGTTCGCCGTGACCCAGCACGCCTCCGAGATTTTCCCATGTTCATACGGGCGTTACGTCCGCATTCCATGAACACAGCCTCTACTTGGTAGTTGTGCAGCTCGGCGTCGATCCAGATCTGGTATTCGTCCCGGTCATCGATAACCTCGCGGGCCCAGGTATCCCAGTCGCCGCTAGTAGCTGCCTGCATAGCTACGGTAGACCAGTCTCCGGCGTGAGAGATATGGATTACCTTACCGTCTAGCCTAACGGTAGTAGCGTCCCCTAGTGCTTCCCGGCGTAGCTGCTCATCTACCGCGTCGAGGTCTAGGTCAACTTCTATGTCGTCCTCTTCCGGATCCATCGGGACGACGTTGTCTTGCGGTTCTAGCGCGTCAGCAGCCATGACCGTCTCTCTCCTCGGAACTGGACTCACGTGAAGTAGGAAGTCATGGCCTTGCCGTAATTGACGGCCCTCTGGGCCACTGCAGACGTGTTTGTACCGATTGTGCCAGGGTAGAACGTGAACGTCAGGTCCGAGGAGATGATGTCCCCTTGCTGAGCCTGACGGTTACCCCGCGCGGTAACCTTGGCGAACGGAGCATAGAGCCGTTCTTGCTTGGTACCGTCGATGCTGTCGAAGATCAGGCCATACCTGTTGTCGGCAGGCGGGTCCGGAATGATGTAGACAGCAGAGTTGATCGGGAGAGCCGTTGTGCCAGTCGTGGTCGCCTTGAGAGGTGAGCTGGCGACTGGGAAGATGGGCACGTCGTCGTACAGGGATAGGACATACGGATTCATGCCCTCCAGGAACGTAACCTGGCACGTCTTGGTACCGCCGGTCAGGATGGTACGGATCGGAGTCAGGACACCAGCCGCAGGCTGATCCTTGACTGTCTCGTCGAGCTTGAAGATGTAGCCGGACACGTCGACCCATCCCAGGCACTTGTATGTTGCGGCCGCCAGGGTAGTCGGGTCCTCGAATCCAAGCGGCGGGCCGACGTTCGGCAGGCCAGCCCAGCACACGACGTCACCGGCCGCGTAGAGAAGAGTATTGTCCTTGTACGGACCAGTTGCCGGGGGAGTGAGACCGAGCTGAGTTGGATCGTCGGTCAGGACTTGCGGGTTACGATCTTGCGTAGTTTCTTGTGCCATGATCTCTCCTACGGGTGTATACGGACTAGGTACGTTGCGTTGTAACGTACCAGCTTGGGATTTACCTCATTTACTTGTTTAGGGCCGCTAATGACAGTAGTATGCTGTATCACTCCGTTCGTCACTATAGCGCTCATCAGGGACTGCATGTCTGCCTGTATGTCCCGCGCTGCGATTGAAACATCCATATGGGTAGAGACTCCAACCTGCCCCCATACGTCAATATCTACGACCGGATGATCTACCCAGATATGAAGTCCCATAGAACCGGATACCCGCCTTATCCGCGCGGTAATCATGGTAAGATCGCCAGCCGGCATAGACGTCACAAATCTGATGTTAGGCTCCATAGGCACCAAAGCATACATAAGTGCCGACTCAACATCGGGCATACGGGTAATGATAGCCTGAGTCATATCCCATACCTCCCGTCGGTAGCCGCGCGGAGCAGGACATGATACGGTTCCCGTCCCCGGTGCCCGTACTCAACGTAAACCGCCTCTGGCGAATCGTTATACACAATCGCCTCCGCGCGGTCATTAGTTGCTCCTCCAAACCTATGAGACTCGACATGGAATGATGCTATATAACGGCCTGGATGCTCATCCATAACAGGATCACCAACAGGGGAGTAAGCGATAGCCCGGTACATGATCTGCTCAGCTACGTGCTCGACCAGATTGATCATGCCCATGGAATTGAGGAATCTTCTCATGCCTTCGTGATCAGGATCATAACTCACGGCGATGATCCCTTCCCCAGAGTACCGGTAACCCGGATCGGAGCTGTATGCCCAGAGAATGGAGACACCCAGTTAGCGGGATCGGCATTTACCTCATACTCCACCCCGTTCACGATCATAGCATCAAGATACCCTATGTCGGTACCGTAAGGTACATATACCGTAATCCCAGTAACAACCTGTTCATTAAAATCAATGGCCTCTCGGCTAGACGTTTGCTGTATGGAGCACGGACCAACTTGTGATGTAGTAAATGAGTAAACGTCGTTGCCGAATTCATCTGTCCCGGAAACGTATCGGTGCTTGACCGTTACCATTTCCCCATACGGTAGGCCTGGATACGACATAATTGCATCACCATAAGTGTCTCACCGCAATAGTACCCTGCCCAATGCGGAAGTCCTTGGTCAATTCCATCATCCCGAAATCCCGTAGAGCCGCAAAGATACCGGCCATAGCCCCACCCGACGCCGCACCGCCATACCCACGCCGCATACTGTAGCTGTATGCGCCGATAGACTCGCTCTGAATCGTAGCTGACATCGTAGGTGTCGATAGTTCCGAAATGATGGCGGAACAGAGCAGGGCCTTGATATCGGCGGGCACTACCTGATATCCATGCGTATTCGTTATCTCAAACGAGTCATTGTACCAGTACGTAACATCGTACCAGTACTCAGGCAAGTTAATAATACCCGAAGCGCCAGGGTCCGGTATCGTCACTGTATTGATGCCGTCAAATATGTACCACGTAATAGGCATATCCGGAATCCCAGACACGCCTGATTTCCAGATGACGCCATCTACAGAATGGATAGGCCTGCCGGGAAGCACTATCACTCCGTTATCGGCTACGATCGTTATGACATCCTGAGACACGTACGTGAAATCATTCTGAGCGTAACGGCGAATAATGGAGCTACCATCAGCAAGCATAGCGTCGACTCGGTTAGCCTCGATCTGATTCAGGTTCCGGCCCATCCTCGATATGATATCGTCTGGCGTAGCCAGGTTTGGCAGAGCGAAATACGAAGCTGGCGGTGCCGTCTCCTGGGCTACAACCTGGAGAGCCTGAATCAGTCTGGTTTGGTTCATCCCTGGCGTAACGAATGCGGTACCAGCCCCCATTACCTGAACGCCGATCTGAACCCATGTGCCCTGATCAGTCACTGACGTTACAGACCAGGTCTGGTAATTCTGGCTATCGTTCGTTCCGAGCTGCATTATCTGGTCGCCGGGACGAAGCTGTAGTAGCCCAGCTTGACGGCTATAGCCATCGTTGTCTATGCCGGCAATTGCTATCATTGTAGGGGAGGCCCAGTTATCGGCATTGTACTTCCCATTACCAGGCGCGGTCGTAGGCGGACCTGACTGAGTCTGCCAGTACCCAGTAGCGAGGATTACATCTGAAACACGAGCCGATACCTGGGCCATCCCCTACTCCAAACTACTCCTTGCCGCGACCTGACTGACGGGGAGCTGCCCGACGACGAGAATGCAGAGCCGCGCGGGCCTCTTCCTCCGTCGCCT